GAACCACCATTGATTGTCTCAACATAGTCTTTTAAATCATCGTATGGTTTACCGTGCATCATTGGTAAAAAATCAGATTCGGTCACACCTTTAAACCTTAGGTATGGTTTCATACCATCATACTGTGAAATAGCCTTTGATGTACCATACAAACTGGTTGTTTCAAACAAGCACATATTCATTTTATACTTGGCGTTAATCATTTCACGGACTTCATGTGAACAACAGATTGCCGCCAACAGTTTACCACCAAGGTAATTATACCCAAATGGCTGTGCAGGTACAATAACAAAACCCATGGCAGATGCATTATTAAACGATTTGGTCGTTGCCGTTTCGTTTGTAATCACACAGCCTAGTAACTGATTGCGAGGCTTCATCATGATCGTTGGAGACCCTATCCGTATGAACCCGACCCACTTCTTAGTGTTCTTTTCAATCACAGCCAACTTGATGTTTCTACCCGGACTTGATAGATTGTTATGAGAAGAAATGATATCAAGGTATAGTTGCCATCTATCAGGAGGCAATTCTACAATTTCAAATTCCATATCTTCAGGTGACATTGTGAAATCAGAAAATAATTCATCTTCTGGTCCACAGCCAGGCAAAGAGAATGGTCTATCAGCGAGAGCTGTCAATTTCTGCTCACGCATATATTCATCAATACGGTTGAAGTTACCAAAATAATCTTCAAACACTTGGGCACAATGTAATGCTTGGTCTTTATTTAAAATCATAAGGATATTTTATTTTCATATTTGTAACACTTCTTTAAAAACCTATTATACACTACCGGATCATTTTTTGCAAACAATTCTTGGTACTTTTCCATAATACACGAAAAACTCAGTAGTCTAAGGTCTATTACTGCCTCTACGGCATATGCATCAAGTTCATCATAATCACCGTAATATTCCATATCATGTTTTATTTCTTCATTCATAACCGAGCTTCTATATTTCCTACAAAATTTAATGCCTCTTTTACGAAATTGATAACGGTGTCTCTTTTCATGCACATAGGTTTTGAACATTTCATTGATAATTAATTTAGCTCCACCTTCACAAATATTGAGTTTTAGGTTTCTATCATCTTTGTTAAACACGATATACAATTCAATATCACTTTCACCGTATTCTTTTTTCGGGTCAAAGAAACCACCAACTGTGTAACCACTCAATGCAGCATTAGACTCGTCAATGATTCGGCTAACAGGTATGTTATGTTGCTTCATCATCTTACGAGCCCAATACATTATCTGCCCCATAGTTTTATCACCAACAAACTTTGGAGCAAACGAATGCATTTTCTTATAGAGGGCTTTGTACCTCATTATGTTTTAACACCCTCAAACTTAGAATTAAACCTTCGTTCTCTGTTACCAAATGTGTTCAATGGTTTATCATCATCAGGTACACCAGTATCTACAATACCGGCCTGAGCGGATGGTTCTGCATCATACAACCGCATCTTGGATCTATCAACACCAACAACAAATCGTTTATAAAGATTAGGATCACCATAGCGATTCTTCAACTGTTTTACCATAATTTGATTTAGCTGGTCAAGTTCTTCTGTGCTAATCAAAGCAAACATAAAGTCAGCTGTTGCAGGCAAACCAAACGATTCTGATGTATCTTCTAGACCAACATCAGTATTACTGAAGCCACTACGAGTTGTTTGAGTAGCACTTACAACTGGAACACCAAACTCTACAGCCAGACCACGCAGCTCTTCAGCAATAGATTTGATATAGGAATAAGAATTAACGGTAGCACCCATCTTAATCCTACTTGAGCAACAGATGTTCAGGTAATCAATAAAGATAATGTCGGGTGTAAAGTTTTTCTTCAGTTTCAATTCATTCAACAAAGAACGGAAGTGTCCTGCATGAGCAGAAGCTGTTGGGTATTCTTTGATGATTAGTTTACCTTGAGTTTTGTCTTTTAACACATCAAACTTACGCAAGTATTCCTCACGGGTCAATGTTTGTAATTCACTTAGGTTAACATTCAGCAAGTTTGCATCAATTCGTTCAGCAATCCTTTCTTCTGCCATTTCCATTGTGATATACAATACATTCTTACCTTGACTCAATGAAGCAGCAGAGCAATGACACATAAACAAGGATTTACCAACACCAGTTCCAGCCAATGCAATATTCAAAGTCTTGATTGGGAAACCACCCTTTGTAATCTTATTGAACAGGTCAAGGTCAAATTGGATACGAGACTCAACACGATGATAAAAATCATACCTTGAATCGGAATCATTCAAATAATCATGGCCAACAGAACTATCAAATGATACGCCAAGTGCATCACTCAATAGTTTTGGAATTTCACCTTTAGATTTCTTGTGTGTTTTGTCATCAAGGATTGAAACAGATTCCATGATGGCGTTATAGATTGCTTTATCTTGACAAAACTTTTCTGTTTGCTCTGTTAGCCATTGTTGTTCACTTGGATCTTTATCTTCATGTATTTCATTCAACAGAGCAATTGCATTACGAACTTCTGGTTCAGTAAGAGATTTACTTTCGGTAAAATTAATTACCAGAGCTTCGTGTGTTGGTAAGCTTTTATATTTGTTTGTAAAATCAGATATTTCTCTGAAAACATTCCTTTCTGTTAAATCAGAAAAATAATCTTGTCTAATGAAAGGCACAACTTTACGAGCATATTCTTCATTATAAATCAAATTCTTCAGGATTGTGGTTTCTAATCGGTTCATTATCACTCTTTAATAAAATTTCGGAAAGGATATCTCCCATTATTGTACTAAATTCTTCATCTTTTTGCAATAGGTCTATGTCGTGTTTGCCAGAATTAACTAGAGTATATCCAAATTCTAATGTGGCAAATTCGCCTTGCTCTTTAACTCGGACTTTACCATAATGGTAAACTACACCGGCATAATTACCTTTTAAAATCATTATACCGGTTAATTCGGAATCGGTGAAGTCTATAAATTTATAGTCCTCACCTTCCTTCGGCACTTTCTTTTTTTTGCGGCCAAAATTAAACATCACTCATCTACCTCTTGTAATAATTGTGGTTCTGATTCTTCTTCATCTTGTAGCAAACTTCCATAAGCTATACCGTATTTTTGCTTGATGTGTTCTTTGAATTTTTCACTCTTTAGAATTGGATTCCAAAATTCAGAAGTTTGTGTTTTGTCAAATGGCATCATATCGCCGACTTCACCAGTTTCCTGGTCAATAACAGCGTAGCCAGTTGAACGACTATACTTACCAACAGAAATCATATTTGCTTCGGTGGCCAATTCTAATAGACCAGAATACTTTTGAATACCACCATCAAATGTCACCAAGAATGGGAACTTTGATTTCTCTTTTACGAAACGAGATTTCTCAATATTGATTGTGAAATTGTAACCAAGCAATTCTTTATCACCTGATGTTGCCTTCTCTTGTGCTTTACCAATAATGAAAACTTGGTTAGCAGAGTACATACCTCCAGTACCACCAGACATAACAGCCTTAGAGAACATCTCCATTGTTTGATAGGTATGATTGACCGCAATTAGTGGCAGGTCTTTTGTAGTCAAGTGTGGTGTAACAATACGCCACAATGATTTCATCACACGAGCTCTGGTCATATCTGCAACAGATTTACCATCTAGTGCATCTTCAACTTCTTTTTTGGATGCCAGGTTACCAACAGAATCAATAAAAATAACCACTTTATCACCACGCTCAATAACATCAAGGCGTTGTGAAATATCAAACTTTAATTGCTCAAGGTGTTCAATTGGTAAATGAATAACACGGCTAGTGTCAATACCATTTGTTTGAATATACTCTGGTGTGATACCAAATTCAGAATCATAGAATAGACAAACAGCATCTTTGTATTTGTCCATGTAGGCCTTAACAAGAACCAGACCTAGTAGTGATTTGAAATGTCGTGAGGGACCGGCAAGAAATGTTAAACCGGAAATAAGACCGCCTTCTGGATCAGCTGACATGGCAATATTGATAATTGGCACATCTGTTGAAATTGGGTCTTTCTTATTGAAGAAAGTTGAATCGCTTAATACTTCTGCCGATTTGATTGAACCGGACTTTTTCATTTTGTCTAATAAACTCATTTGTTTTCCTTTAGTGTTGATTGTTTTAAAGAGGGGGACTACCCCTCTACTAGTATGTATAACAGTTATTAGTAATAAGGCCTGTTGTTTTTGTGTGGAACATCAAATACAAAGGTAATTCTTGTACAATCGCCGACATTAACTGCGCCGTGCATCTTCTTATTGTTGAACCATAATAATGTTCCAGGTTCTACAATTGTTACATCGTCTCCACAATGGTATTCATATCTTCCCTGTATTGATAGGTGAAACCTATCTTTAGTTGAATAATACTTACCAACATCAATATGATCTCCTACAACACCGCCAACTGGCAAAGACAAATAACCACATCTTCTAAAATCTTTAAAGTTTCTTTTTAGAAAATGGATCATGGATGTATGTTTGTGGAATGCTGGTGTTGGAATACAAATCTCTGTATCACCAACAAACTCATTCACATTTGTCACACCTCCAACAACTAGCTGCAAAACATCAACATCTATATCTTGATATCCATGATTCAACAATGATTCAACATCATCCATTTTATTTTGATTACCCCAATCTTCTGGATATTGTTGCAGCTGCTTCAACATCTTGGAGACATTGATGCCGGTTTTAATAATTTTAATATCTTTCAACTGAAAAAATCCTCTAATGATGTTTTCTTATCAGTAGTCCAACCAACACAATCTAAAATCACTTTGATTGGGTCAATGAAAGCCTTTTCAAACTGAAGATCATAATCAATATATTCATGTAAACCAAATTCTTTTGGTAAACGAACGGGATATGAAATCACATTATCTTTAAAAATATTTGGTTGTTTAAGATATGTAAACTTTAGCTTTTCACCCTCTTGAATATATGGGTACTGTTTATCTAAGTTTAATTTTTTCAAATGATGGTTATATAATATGGCACCACGAACATGAATTGGTGTGCCTTTCTTATACATTAAAACACTATCAGAATATTCTTTTAATCCATTACAGCCACGAGGAAAAGAAACTTCTTCTGGTGGTAATTCTTTGAATTGTTTTTTGAAGTCAGCAATAAATTTATGGATATCTTCTTCAGTTCCATTAACAATAAGGTTAATGGTCTTTTTCATCTTGTCACGGATAACCGATGGTGTTGATGACTTAACCATTTCAAGACCCATAACTTTCAGGTGTGGTTCATTGTATTGAACGCCTTCGTTATTATATACATTGAGAATGTAGCGTTTCTTGGCAGTCCAGATGCCCTTGTCAGATAGACCTTCACGCTTCATCTGCATTTTCTGAGCATAGGCATGGAGATAATCAGCCAACTCATCATAAGATTTATCAATAAAGGGTTGAATCTTTTCTTCACAGATTTTGTCCATGATAGAAATTACTTTTTGTTTATCAGAAGTATCTTTAACAAACTTATCAATCAGTTCACTCATACGGAGATAGATTGAATCTGTGTCAGAAGCAATCACATAATCAACACCTTCAGAATCAACGACCTTATTCATGTATTGGTTAATCTTTGCTTCAATCCAACGAATAGCCAATTGACCCGATGTTGTTACAGCAAGAGCTAATCGTAAATCATAAAAACGGAAGTATTGTGAACCAAGAGCACCGTAAGCGGAGTTAAGAGAAACTTTCTTCGCAAGCTGCAAGTTATTGTATCTTGCTACACGCTTTTCAATTTCATACTTATTGTCTACATTCTTCTCATTTTCATAATCTTGTTGAGCCTTGAGCATCAGCTTCTTAAACTTCTTACGATCTTCATACATTTCTTCCATCATTTTTGGTAAGAAACCTTGAACATCTGTGCGAAAGAATTGGCCATTAGGTGTTATGGTAGAATTTTTTAATCCGTCTGTGTTAACACTTTTGGTTAGCATCTTATCAACTGAAACACCGCTTGCAATTATACTGTGCATATTATCGGTGTAATTTGATGGATCAATTAGAGTTTCTGGTGAAACATTAAACATCATCATCAAATGGGGATATAGACTGTTTAAGTCAAAACTAGCAACCCAATTGTGCATACCAATTTGTGGATCTTTAACAAATGCACCTTCAAAGGCTGATGTTTTATTTTTGACAACTTTAGGTGGAACGATGATGCCTTTTTCCAAAAGATAGGAATAAGTCATTGCATCCCACATACGAGTCTGTGCAAAGATATCTTCATAGTTGGTCTTTGTATCATAAGCCAGAGTAAGACCAAGCTCAATCAACTTCAGCTTATCTTCCAATCGTAGAATTAATTCCACATCTTTGATGTTATACTCAATAAACTTTTGGTAGTTTTCACGATACAGAGCATGAAGGTTATCATACTCATCATAAGAGAGTTTACTATCACCAAGTTCTACATTAGCAATATTGTCCAACTTATATGATTCTTGTGATTTACCACCAGGTGCATACCACCGATACAATTCAATGTAATCTAATGAAGATACACCCATCATTTCATATGCAATCAGCTCACGGTTATTAGAAACAACCTTACGCTCACCAATCATACCCCATGGTGATAGTTTCTTTGTCTCATCTTCACCAAGAATTCTACGAAAGCGATTAACCAAATATGGGATATCAAAGAACTTGGTATTCCAACCAGTCAATACATCTGGACAATTCTCTTGCCAGTATTGTAGAAATGATTTACACAAGGTGTACTCATCTTTACACTTGATGTATTTCTCTGAGCCCTTCGTTTCATAATCACCACAGCCAAACACCACCGTTTCACCTTTCAGGAAAGTAATACAGATTGCGGTGATAGGCTCATTAGCAAGGTATGGGTTAGGAAATCCATTCTCTGAACCGACCTCAATATCTGTGATTGCAATGGAGATATCATCAATATTCCAGTCAATCATCTTTGGATGTTCATCAGCAATAAACGCATACTGATACCCCGTGTTGCCATAGATTTTGAAATTAGATACTTCATCATATCTCTTAACAAAATCACGAGCATCACGAATGGATTCAAACTTCATTGGTTCAAGGTATTCACCGTTGAGAGTTTTGAATTTCGTTTCTTTCTTCGCTGGCAGAAATAGAGTGGGCGTATAGCCAATTTTCATCTTGACTCTACGCCCATCTTTGACGCCACGGTATAGAATGTTGTTGCCTACCATGGCAACATTTGT